CAATCTTTGAAGGTTATGACATCAGGTTTGTTAGCATTGAGAGGAAGTCTTGGCATGCAGATGCTATCACCACTTATTGAAGGAGTATCTCGTGCATTGACAAAAGATAAATTACCAGAACCAGCAGAAACAGACTCAAGGAGTATCTAATATGGCATTTGCATTTGACGAATTATTCGCATACGGTGGGCAACTTATTGTTGCTGCTAAGAAGAGAGTTCCTAAAGCACTAGGAATAGGAGAGGAAAAGGTTGATCACTCCGCATACATTGAGGGTAATACTCAGATTGGAAAAGTAGATGCTTTCTCAGATTCAACTGCGACTTTAATGGTTGGTAGAGAGGATACTTCGGGAACACAAAGATGCATAGAGACTAGAGGTAATGTAATTATTAGAGGTGATAGTGATACATCAAATGCTCTTCGCGTGACAGGTGGTGCTAATCACGCTGCAACTTTTATTGGAGGATCACCAGACGCTGTTTACATTGATGGAGACTTATATGTAACTGGTAAAACAGATACTGGTAATAAAGGTAGACTTGCAAGTAGATTCGCTGCAGCAGATGCTTCACCAAAACCATTTGATATTAAACACCCAAGCAAAGAGGGATACAGATTAAGATATGCATGCATTGAGGGCCCAGAGGTGGGTGTATATTACAGAGGTAGAGTTAGAGGAGAAAAAATAATAAAACTCCCAGATTATTGGAAAGATCTTGTAGATATTGAAAGTATATCTGTTCAGTTACAACCAATTGGTGCACATCAAGATGTAATTGTAAAAAGATGGGATGATCAATTCATTTATCTACAAGCACAGGGTGGAATGCCTGTGAATTGTTTCTATCATGTATATGCTGCAAGAAAAGATGTAAATCCACTGTATGTTGAGTATGAAGGTGAGAGTTGGAAAGATTATCCTGATCCAAACTTTAATCCTGAGATCACACCAGAGAATCCAAACTTTAACGACCCAGAATATAGAACTAAGAGAAATACTATAACAATTTGAAGAAACTAATTTATATACAAGATAATTTTTTAGATCCATCTTTATGTAAACCTTTCATTGATCTCTTTAGTGTCAAGAAAGAGGATCGTTCTTTGGATGCCGTAACACACTCAGATCCAAATGAAACTCTAACATACATGCCAGAGTTTAAATTTGATAAAAACTATGGTGCAAAGTATCTTGGTGGTAACGTAGATCCAATCACGTTAAATATGACTGATGATGAACTGTTTAGTAACGTCATCAATAGTGTTACTGATCTCTGTAAAATATTTGAAAGTGAGATAGTATTAGATTATGTGGGAGTTGTTAGATGGCCTATTGGAACATATATGAAACCTCATGTTGATGATAATAATGTTCATAAACCAGACGTATTTGCAGCGATGCTTTACTTAAATGATGACTTTGAGGGTGGATCTACCATGTTTGAAGACATCGAAGTTAGACCAGAGAGTGGTAAATTAGTTATTTTTTCAAATTCACAGCACCTTCACTATGTGAGCAAGGTTGACAAGAGTGAGAGGTATGTGCTATCCTTCTGGTATAGTAGACCCTGAGAAATTAATGGATGATGCTTACTTGACACGTTGTGTCGTTGATCCACTTAAGCGTAAAATTTATCTGTATTCTAGTGAGGGCGATGAGAAAACAGTAGACTGTGAAACCGTGGATCAATTTATGAATATGTTACTGTTTGTGCGTGATACAGCAGGTGATGAGGTGTTATCATACGTTGATCCTCTTTGACGGCCACCAAAATCAGCTTTAGCTTACAAAAAGGCGGGAAAAAAATCCCGCCAATTTTTTTGCCCTATTAGTTTTTTTAT